CACCACCACTTGGACCATACGCAACAACAGTAATGCCTCCAGGAATACCACCACCTTTAACTAAACCACCACTTATGGCTAAGTCTAATAAAGTTGAACCTGTTGAAATGACTGGTCGTCCAGGTTCTATTTCTTTTACTTTATTATTTTTTTCGGTTTTAACTTTGGTTTTAACCTGTTGAGCAAGGCTTGTTTTCCTAATTCTCTTTACTTTTGGCATCTTCAATTAGTTTGATTATTTTATCTACATTTTTTTCAGATACTCCTTTTTTAAGTAGTTCCCTTTTCTGTACTTGTATAATAGCCGCAAAAGGTTTCTTTTTATTCTTACGATTTTTATAACTATCATATCCTTTATCAGCGGCTAATTTAAGTAGTTCACTTTCCGTGAAGTTGTTCTTTGCTTTCTTTGCCCATTTTTCAACTAATGGTCTAATGATAGATGATTTTGAACAACTATCCACAACGCAAAAAAGAGTAAGATAATAAAAGGTATCGGTGGGGATTTCAGCCCCCACCAATTTAGTTTCAACCTTAGTTTCTTTTTCACGCATTGCTCTTTTGAAATGTTCCATTTGCGTTTTACTTAGTTTTAAAAAGGTAAATCATCATCTTCATCACCCTTTTTGTTTTTCTTTAAAGCTTTCTTTTCAGCCTTACATTCAGGCCAAAGTTCACAATCGGCACAGTCATCAAACTTATCACAGTCTGCACCAAATGTATGGTTATAAGGACATTTTATTTTACTTTTTTTTTATCCTTTTTCTTTTTCTTGTCTTTCTTTGGTGCTTCTTCTTCCTCGTCTTCTGGTTCAGCTTTCTTATCTTTCTTTTTCTTTTTGGATTTCTTTTCTTCTGGCTCAGATTCCTCTACCTCTTTCTCTTTTTTCTTTTTCTTCTTGTCTTTCTTTTTGTCTGTAATAGGTTCATCTTCTTCATCAGGAACATCATCCTTTGCTTTCTTTTTCTTCTTCTTGTCTTTCTTACTCTCTTTGTCGTTATCAGCATCCTGAGCAACCCCAGCTTCGCCAAAGAAGATAGCTTCAAGTTCATCGTAAGCCGGAACAGAAAGAACTTCATCCAAATTTGGTACGGTATCAAGAATATCGTCTTTGTATTGTTTCTTACGTTCCACAAAGTCAATCCTTGTTACTTTGGCAAACTTACCACCATTATAACTGCCCTCATCAAATGTGATTTCTAAGGAACAACCTTCATCATGCAAAAAGAAAGTATCAAATTGTTTCTTTTTCTTTAATTGGTTTTCAAACACTTCTTGGAACAACCAATCAGAAAAGTCAAACAGGTGTACTGCATCTTTGTCGAATTTCTTTTTACCATCATACTCACGTACTTTGATAGGGTACAGATTGCGGTACTTTGCTTTTGCTTTCTCCAATGCTTTTTCATCACCATTCTCTTTTTTCAATTCAGTGTAATGGTCACAAATAGGACATGGTTGACTGAATGTTGTTGGGCATACATAAGATTCACCATCACCTGAACCAACATATTTATGAATCTTAAATGGTTTCTTGTACCATAGTGTTCCTACTTCGATTCTGTCCATGTGGTGTGAATCAGTTACTTCATACGGAAGTATGTCAATTAAAGCAGTTGTGTCTGGTTCTGGTGTAAACATTTTTACGTTCTTAGGTATTTTGATATACCCATAATTTGCACCACTACTGCGTTTTTCAGCATTTTCTCTTGCGCTACCATAACGCCTTTTCTTGTCTTTGTTCTTTGCCATAATAATAATTAATTAATTAATAAACTTACTTTTTATTTTTATCCTTACGTTTAACTTTAACTTGTGTACTTGTGGCATCAGACCTTTGTTGGTCTCTGTTCTTTCTTACCTCTGATAAATCACGAGGTACATTTGGTCCAGCGAAGTAATCTGAAATATAAAGCTTTACCAAATTCTCTAATGCCGACTTTCTTGTAAAGCTTATTTCATTCTTAGCAACTTCCACAAGGTCTAATTCCTCTTGTGCTTCTATCAATTCTTGTTTCAGTTTTCTGTGCTTTTTATGTGTACGATAATAAGCTTCAACTTTTTGGTCGGCAGGTTTGATTCCTTGACCTAAGCATTTATCTGGAAACTCCCATGCTTCTCTGATTAACTTACTTCGTATCACCTTTACTTGTTCGTCTAAAAGTGCCACCTTTTTTCTCAATACAGACCATTCTTTACCATACTTAACGGATAGTTCAGCTTGGTCTAACCATTCAAGTTCTAAACTTGTTGGGTCGATTTTTACATCTTCTTTGTAATTTAAGTTCATTAGTATTCCCTCCTTCTACTTTTTCTACGGACCTTTTTGACTTTCTTTTTGAGAATCTTACTTAGGTTTTTAATCCCATCCTCTAAGATAGCAATAGGGTCGTCTTTATCGGTGTACTCTTTACTGAAACCAGCTTCTACTTTTACATTCTCATAGTCACCAGTTTTAATTGTTTCGGATAAATTAATCCATACTTTTTGTTCTTTGCTTTCGTCTTTCATTTTCTTTTGATTTTAAGTGTTAAAAATTCTGTTATAAATATAAATTGATATTTCTCGGACGAGTATATAGCTTAGTACTAATGGTAAAAATAAACCTAATAAAAATATAGTAAGTTCATTTGGAAGTATTTTATCTTGTTGACTAAGCTGGATATAGTAGTTACTATCCAAGTATCGAATAATTATATTACCGATAATAGAATAGATAAAAATGCCAATTATTATTAATAAAATCATAGTATTTATTTTTTATCAAGTTCAACAATATAGTGAATAAATTTTAATTTAGCAAATCTTAAAGAAATAATTTAAGAAGTGCTTAAAAATCAGCTCAATCGCTGTAATAGCAAGCGTAACAAGATAACACAATCTGCGCAAATCCCATATCATAAGTGGGAGTGGAAAACTCTTCCAGAATCATGGCAGCTTGTTCGTGGGAACCCTTGTAATTCCTACCTAACAGAACGGATTGACAATACCCGATTACGTGCCTTCTTATTGTTTCAGCATTTTGGTCTTTTAAACCTTTAAGAATCTCTTGGGCGGTATCATAACCTTCTCTGTTTAATAAAGACCTGCAAAGTGTTATACTGGTGCTTTCTTCTATTTCATAGTTTTCAGCTATTTTAAGACGTTTCTTTTCATCAACAGATAAAACTTGCTGTAATATGTTTAAAGCGTTCCTGGGGTGTCCCTTTGACGTTTTAACAATGGTCTTATAGACTTTCTTATCTAACTGTTCTTTCTCTTTCTTTACCACGTACTTTAATAGAGAACTCATATCCTCTTTGTTCAGTACTTCCATTTTATATTGGATACACCTACCAACCAAAGTAGGTTTAAGTTTCTCAGGATTAGTTGTGCAAAGAAAGTAATAAACGTTTTTAGGTGTATCCTCTAACTCTTTCAAGAAACCTTCCTGAGCAGCAGATGATATTTGATGAAATTCATCCATAAGAAAGACTTTAGCACCACCACCTAAAGGAACATACCTACTTTTTGCTCTAATATCACGAATCACATCAATACCAGTAAATTGTGCTGAGTCCATTTCAACGAAGTCAACACCTTTTACATTTAATTCGTTTGCAAGTATTCTGGCTAAAGTGGTTTTGCCGGTTCCCGTTGGTCCTGAGAATAAGATAACTTGTGGTATCTTCTTTTCTTTAACAAGTTTTTGCAAGGAATCTACTACTTCCTTATTACCATAAACTTTATCAAGTTTGTTAGGTCTGTATTTTTTGTAAAGCGACATAGTTATTCTTTTATATTATATTTATCCATTAATTCTCTTTTATTCTTTTCAAAAATATCCTTTCTATCAGATACGGTAAAGTCCCTTAAATTAAGCGTTCTTGTTTCCTGCATGATACAGTCAATTGCAATTGCTGTTTTAATTGGTTGTAATTCAAAAACAATGAATACGGAAAAATCTTCTTTTTCGCCAATATCAGCACTGATTATATATTTTGGTAGTTTCATTTTAATCTTTTTGTTTTTGGTTCCACATAGTTCTTTTCAGCCTTATGCTGTTTCTTGTAATCTTTTTTGGTTTTAAGGATAATCTCATCAAACTTATTTGTAATAATCGCATTGGTTGCAGTTTTAGCGGTCAATTCATTAATACCTATCAACTTATTCTTTTTAACTTTTGTAGCTTTATACACGGTATTGTTCGAGCGTAAAGCAAAGTAATCACCAACCTCAATATCCACACGTTTTCGTTTAACCTCTTTTACAGGCTCAGGTTCTTTCTTTTTCTTTGGTTTGAAAATATCCTCAATGTAAGATTCAACTATCCAAGGTTTACCTATCTCAGGATTCTTTGAAACACCTCTAACAGTAACAGAATCAGGAAAGTACTCAATTGTGTATTTGGTATTCTCATTACCATTTATACAGAAAGTATCTCCTACCTTATAGCTTGTTCCACGTACAGTTTCAATTGTTTGTATTGGTTTAAGCTTATTGTCAATTACTTTATTCAGAATCCTAAGAAAGATTTCATTTTCCTTCAACATCAAGGCAACTTCATTCTCAGGTAAACTTGAATTTTCGATGAACATTATCCGACCTTTTACACGGTCTTTTAGTTCATACAACATTGATACCTTTTCTTTGTTATCCTTCATTTTTCTGTTCTTTTATAACTGTTCGTGTAACAATATCTGGTTTAATTTTATCTTGCATCTGTAAAAGGATTTCCTCTTTTATAAACTGCATTAACCCTAAAAGTTCAATTGCCGTAAAACCGTCATTTACTCTGTTCATTGTGGCTCTTCCATCCCCTTCTTCAACACTAATTGTATATACTTTCTTTTTCATATTTAATTGATTTTAAATTTATAGTGAACTAATATCCAAGTTGTGTTTAGTCGCCCAGGATTCATCTATATCACAAATTTCCGCTTCAATCTCCAATGGAACGTTAATCCAAGGGTAACGCTGAACCACATCACTTGTCATTATACATTTCATTACCTTTATAACATGGTCACGTTCAGGTGGATAGAGGTCAAAAACTATGCTATCGTGGATTTGGCCTATAATCCTTGTCTTCCATCTATCTCGTTTCATGGCTTCAACAGCTTGTATCAAAGACCACAACAAAACATGAAATGCAGAACTTTGTACAGGATAATTAATGCAATCCTTTTTATTCATCACACCTTGAAATGTAAATCCTGTTTTGTTGTAGAAATATCCTTTTTTAAGATACTCTTGATACCATTCTTCTTTCCAGTCATTATACACAGGGAATCGTTTATTCCAGAAATGTTTTTCTATTTCTTGCAAGTGCTTAGTAAAACCAGATGGTTGTTTGGTCATCTTACCGTTTTCATAAACAGGCAAACCAACATGGTCGATTCCATGTTTAATCAAGTGACCTGCAATGTTTCCTTTTTTGAAAGCTACACCATCTGTTTCTTTCCATTTCCCGTATTTAGGCAAACCCAACCATTTAGCAGAAGTAAATGATTTTGCAAAACCTACGTGGTAGTCCCCATAAAACGCTGGGAACACAAAGCTGTTCTTTGTTGCGTTTCTTAGATAAGAATACGTTTTATCATCATCCTTGTACTTCTTAATAAGAAAGATTTGTTGTGCCATATCCCTGTGCATATCAGTAGTGGGGTCTTTGATGTACTTCATCATTGTCGGGTCATTGTGGTATGCTGCTGCAATCCTCACTTCAAGTTGAGAGTAGTCAAGTTCCATTAACTGATTGCCCTTGCTTGGATAGATAGCACCCCTTATTATTTTCATTTGCTCTGGGTCACGTTTAGGCTGATTTTGAAAGTTGGGGTCTGACGATGAGCCACGGTACGTAACTGGAATATGCAAATGAAAGAAAGGATGAATTATACCATCAACAGCTTCTCTTTCAAGCTGTTTAAGGAAAGTATTTTTTAATGTTCTGTACTTACCTATCTTTAGGTATGGTTCTAAGTCTGGGATATTCAAATCCTGTAAAGCTTCATTGTCAGTTGAAGGATTGCCTTTGTTGGTCATCTTTTCAACTTTTAATCCTAAGGTTTTGTAAATGTATTTACCCATTTGTTTGTCAGAGTAAATGTTAACCTCCGCTTTGATTGACTTTTTCCAATCTTTGTAAAACTTAGTGGCTTTAAATTCGTTTTCCAAAGATTCAATCTTTAAATCAATCTCTTTCCTTTGTTGTTGGATATACTTTACATCAACTCTCATTCCATGCTGTTCACACATGGATAATGCTAATGCGCCATCATGAAGTAATTTATACGCACTTTTAGTATCTGGATTTAATACTGCCATATTTACTTTTTAAAAGGTATGATATTTATAGTACAATATTTTTTGTCAAGTATAAAGCCTGCATTTTTCCATTCGTTACAAAGACCTTTGAAAGCCCAGTTAGGCACCCAAAAATCAAAGTTTCGATTAATGTGTTCCTCACACACAAAATGCAGTACGTTGTTTTCTTTCAATGGTACTCCGGGTTTGTCACGTAGTTCAAGAAGGACAACATGAGTTCCTTTTTCACCACAAGTATGACAGTTGAAGTTTGGTTTTGGTGGTTTCTTGTATGGTACCTTTTTTAAACCATTGATTTTGTTATTTCTCTTTTTCATATTTTTACATTTTCCTTTAAATGTTCTTCCTGCAATTCAGCTAATCTGTATTCTAATATGGAATCAAAGGCACAATATTTTAAGCAAGACATTTGACCTCTTTTGTTTGATACAAATTCAACCATCTTATTAAGACTATTGGAACCTTTTGCTTTTATGTAATCAGCAACATCCTCATCATAAGCATCAATACCAAAACAAACGTAAGATTGAAACTTTAAACCTGTAATACCAGTGCGATTGTCAAAGATATGTGTCCAGTACATGGTATCATGCGACCAACCTTTAACATGAACCCCGAATTTAGAGAATGTCCAGTTTTCCTCAAACTTGCAATTGTTAACAAGTCCCGTTGTGGTAAAAAAGTTATGGTTATCAGCAACTTC